ACTATTATCAGAAACACCTTTGTTATTTGAATAAGTTGAAGCGTTCCAATCCCAAGGATAATTCATTATAGATTTGCATCCGGCATCATCTATAATATTTTTATAGTGACCAATCCATTTCTTCATTAAAACCCCCCAGCCACAAACTTCTTCCAATCTTGAGCATGTTTGATATCCCAACTGCGATTGTCGATTGACTTGATAACACCTTCAATAAATTGAACCAGTGTTTCGTAGTACTCAATTTTTAATTCTATGTCAATGATATCGTCATCAGAATTTATGTAAACCCCTAAATCTGTTTTTAAAACTTTGAGATCAAAGGGTTTGGCAGCATAAATTTTAGCATCAGATTTACCACCATAGTACTCCCATTTCTGGCGATACAATCTCTTGTGATCAGCCTTTAATTGAAACGTAAACAAACGGTACTTAGACTTATAGTCTAACCATTTAGGTTTGATGATTTGATTTTTATAGGATTGTTGGTGTAGGTCTTCATCATCTAATATAATAAGGTCTTCTTTGGCTTCCGCCTGCAATTCACTTAACTTATCCATTTACTCTCCATCATAAAGTTTCTATAGTATACTGTTGGTATTTAAAGGTTACTGCGACATTTAGAACATTTACATCGTCAGCTGACTGATCATAAGTAAGTTCTCCAAGTGAAATTGGAAACATATCTCTAAATCTAACTTCAACGATTGGGTTATTCTTATTGCTCAGTATTGTCAGTGTTGCATCGGAATACATTGACTTGTCACCAGTATTTGCCCCTCTAGTAGTATTTAGGTCACTTGTTTCTGATGTGTTATCTCTAAAATCTTTAAACTGTTGCCTACTTTCTGGAAATCCTTGTCCAGTAATCCAATTATAAATTGAAAGATAATTTTCCAAATACTCATCAACGATGAATGAAAGAGTAAAATCTTCAAATTCAGTCACATCACCCATTATAGGAATATTCTTAAAGGGTGTTGCCATTTCTGTATTTGCTGTCCCAATTGCTGGCACATTGCAAGCCGTAGTGAAGTATTCAACTTTAGGAAGTTGATTAATAATAAACCTAAATTGAGTCGGACTTGCGTAGTCTAACTTATCTGGTTGTCTTGATAATGGTCCTTGGCTCATATATCTATTTATAACAAAAAAAAGAGGGTGCCGAAGCACCCTCTAAGTTTGTAGTCAAGTTTCTTATTTTTACATAAGGTTTGTAACTTTGACCCGGCGATAGTAAACGTTAGCACCGTCATCAATAGATGAATCAGTGTTCTGTGTGTCACCCGCAGCAACTGCACCAGCAGTCTGAGCGAATGGGTTAGCAGCCATCCCGTAACGAGTCTTGAACCCGATTTTAGGTTGGAACGTATTCTCACCAACCGCACGAACCATCTGAAGAGGAACGTATGGGCAGTAGAACATACCAGCGTCATAAGGCGAAGAACCCTTATATCCGACAACGTAGTACTGACTTGCAGCAACGTTGGCAGCATACGGATCAACATAGACCTTATAACGACCATTAAGAACACCAGCGAAAGTTGTCGTTGTGTCATCAATGTTTAGTGCGTTGTTAAGAGCAGGCGTGTAATCAAGGATACCAGCCATTTGCAATGCAGACGCAACGTCAGCAGAACACATCAGCATGTTACCTTTACCACGGCGAGTCTGTTGACCAATCGCATTGGCGTCACGTTCGATACCGAACATCAAACCCTTGAACTTCTCAACCGACCAACGACCATTAGAGTCAGTGTCGAGATCAAAGATACCAGCAGTTGTCGTATTAACCTGTGCGCCTTTAACAGCAGCAACATAAACACGGCGAACAACTTCACGGTTGATTTCAGCAAGAATTTCCGAACTAAGAATGTTCGCAAGTTCTGTCTCAGCGTCCAAACCGTGGATCGCTTTGAGGTCTTGAGCAAGTTCCATCGTGTACTCGGCCTTCAGAGCACGGGTAACGGCAGTAACCGTTGACTTGTCGATGGAGAATGCCATCTCAGCGAATGCGTTTGTGGATGTATCACCCAACGCCTCACCTTGAGCAGTTGTCTGACCAGTTGCACTTGTGTAAGTACCAGCAGAAGGACTGTCGTTAAGAACGGCAGGGTTTGTTTCTGTGGCACCAACATCGCCACCACCAGTTGTACCGGCGGCGTTCTGGTTAGAAGCACCTTGCTGACCAGGCATTGCTTCATCAACGAGAGCTTCAGCACCATCCGAAGACAGGAACGAAGCACGCATTGCGAAGATCAGACCCGTAGGACCAGTCATCGGCTGAACACCGCAAATGTCATACGCAATTAGATTGGGCATGGCACGGCGAACGAGCGAGATCAAAATTGGGTCCCAATTAGAAATGGAACCACCAGTGGAGTTAGTAGGCGCAGCTTCCGAAAGGAAACTTGCGTCTTCTTTCATGGCTTTTTCTTGGTTTTCCAAGATAACAGTTGTGACCGCACGGCGATAGGAATCCTCAATCTTAGGAAGATCGGGGTGTTCTAGGACTGGCTGCCACTTTTCTTGTAGATGTTCTGTCTGAAACATTTGAGTTTCTCCTTATTGTATTTTCTACAGTTATTTATAAATTATGCACTTTTCGAGCGACTGATCGCCGACATGTAAGCACGAATGCTATCAGTCGTATCAATGTCCTGTGCAGGTTCACTACCATCATCATCAATTAGAAAAGATTGCTGTTCCCCAGTAGTCGGGAAATAACTTTCTTTCAAGGTATCAAGTTTTGCTCTGAAGGACTCTTCAGTAACAAAATCAACATCCTCTGTAAGCGACTTGAACTTCTCTACTTCAGTAGCAGCAAGGTCATGACTAACTTCGCTGGTAATCTGTTCTCTCGTAAGAGATTCAACCACTTTTTTCTTCTCAACGTTTTCTTCAATCATACCGTTGAGTTTTTCTTCTAGATCAGCAATCTTTTCAGACTGAGCTTCCAGAACGTCATACTTTTCATCAGGAACATCGATATAATGATCTTCAAACAACTGTTTAAGACCACTGATAAAGTCCTCTGCGATTTCACCCTTTAGACCACGCTCAACCGCCAGTTCGTTCTCTTTCATCCACTCTTCGACAACGTAACCAAGATAGTCATCAACTTTAGCTGACAACTCTTCTTTAAGTGTCTCTGTAGCTTCCTCAAGAGAAACTGCATAGTCTTCTTCCATTCGCACAACTTCACTACGGATTTTTGATTTAACAGCGGCCTCAAAGATTGTCGCTGCTTTGTTTTTGAACTCTTCGGAGAGGTCTTCACCAGCAACCAGTGCGTCAACATCTTCCTTGACGTTGATTGACTTGATTTTCTCTTCGATAGCTTCTTTCTCGGCCTGAAGTTTAGAAAGTTCCTCTTCGGACTTTGCATTATCAGCTTCAGCAAGTTTGGATGAATGAGAAGCAAGCATTTCTTCAATGTCTGACTTCTTCATCTTACCAATTTGCTCAAGTGCTTGAGCTTTTGTCATTTTTGCTTCTCCCAGAACTTCTTCACCTTCGGGTTCGTACCCAGCGGCCATAGCCTGTGATTTGTTAGGGGTTGGTGTACCATCAGGTTTACCGGCGCCCTTAACCATCTTCTGAGGTTTACCTTCAGATTTCTGTTGCTCGTCACCACCAACTTCTTTAGCAGAAGCAGCTGCTTTCTTACCAATCGCTTTTTCATCACGATCTTCATCAGCACCAGCCTCAACCTTAGCTTCGGGTGTAGCACCACCAAGGTCTTCTTCTTTATTGACCCCATCTTTTACTTTTTTCGGACCATCAGCTTTCCCACCCGAATCATCGGGCTGACTGGCTTCTTCAAGTTCTGCCAATACCTCAGCTTCAAGTTCCTCAATAGTTTTTTCTAATTCGGACATGGAATGTCTCCTTTATTGCAATTATATTATTTATACTTTATAACATTTTGAGGAATTTAGCGAACTCTAACGCCTCAACGTTCGCCTGTCTATGACGCTTTTTAACATCAAACTTTGTTTTTAACTCTGCAACATGAGCCTCGACCAATGCGCCTTGGTTCCAAACCCACTCTTTACCCTCCATAATACCCTCAACAAAAGCGTTGGGTGCGGAAGGGTCTGCTACAATATCAGCAGCTGTTGCTAGGTAAAAATCATCTCTCACATAGTTTGCACCATTCCTCTGATCCAAACTTCCCATGCCCCTAGATGAAACGCCTAACTTGGCACCCTCATCCATAAGGTTCTTAACAATTTCTCCCATCGGTGTGGCCATAATCTTTGCCTCACCAATGAAATTTTTACCATCAGGAGTCAGAGAAGTAATCATGTGGGACACTCTTTCCAAATTGACGGTTGGCCCGTCTGGATGGCCCAGTTCACCAAATGCACGACTCTCTCTGATAAAATTCTTATTATACTTTGAAACTTCTTTCTGTAGCACTTCCATAGGATACACACGGCCGTTACGGTTTTTAACGTCAGCCTGCATGAATATGCCTTTGATCTTGTAGGTCTTACCACCATCTTCTTTTGCTTCGGTGATATACTCTACTTCTTCTACGGCTTCTGAAAATAATTTTACGGTCTGCATCTCATATCCCCTATGACGTATAGTTTTCGTCTTTCTTAAATTCGATGATGATCGTACCAGATGTACCGAAACAACTAGCTTCATGATCACCAGAAGTTGCAGTAGTGTTTACGGCTACCCCTGCAATTTTACCAGCTGTACCATCATAGCGTCCTGTACCAGCGCATCTAAACTGTGTAGAATCTTGTGAATTGTTTGCCGCAGCACCCACTTCTATGATTTCTACATGACCTGTATCGTCATCTGCTGTACCCTCTACTAATGACCACCAAATACGGTTTAAATGTAGTTTTGCACCATTTGCGTGTCCAGCCAATGCGCTTGCATCTAGAATAGCGTTATTTGCAGTTGTATCATCTTCGATATCAACCAAGATGGTGACAAATCCACCAGCTCCAGCTGCATTTACAGGTGTGTCTCTCAATGTTCTTGTTGCAAAAGCCATTCTCTAACTCCTTAAATCGATAACATTTCTTTTTCAAAATATCTCATAAGTTCTTTCTCTGGAACTCTATATTTCTTTGAGATATCAGAAATAGTTTT